GCCGCCAACGCATCGCCTCTTGGTGGCCTTTTGGCGCAATCTGGTGTATCTGATAAGCAGGCTGAGCGCATAGAGGAATATTTGCGCAGAAGGGGATTGTTAGACTAATGGCTATTTCAACATACACGGATCTAAAGACGTCAGTAGCCAGCTGGCTAAACCGCGATGATCTGACGTCTGTCATCCCTGATTTTATTTCGCTGGCAGAGGCTGGCATCAATCGTGACTTGCGGCATTACAAGATGATCGAGCGCGCAGATGCCACGCTTGATAGCAGATACGTGCAGATGCCTACGGATTGGATGGAGACTGTCAGGTTCAGCATCACGTCCGGCAACACGTATCGCCTTGAGCTGGTTTCGCGTGATGACATGCTTGAGTATCGGCAGAAGACAGCGGATGCGTCTGGCCGCCCACGGTTTTACGCAAACATTGGCGATACGATTGAGGTGTTCCCGACGCCTGATGCTGACTACACGATGCAGCTGCAATATTACGCCAAGACGCCAGCGCTGAGCGATAGCAACGCATCTAATTGGCTGCTGCTGGACGCGCCGGACGTTTATTTGTATGGCACGCTAATTCAGTCGGCACCGTATTTGCAGGATGACGCCCGCACGCAGACTTGGGCTGCGCTTTACGCGGCGGCGTTGCAGTCGCTGCAAAAGGCGTCCGATGACACGCGATTTGCTGGTTCCGGCCTTAGAATGCGCGTTACTAGCTACTGATCTGAAAATGGTGTATGGTTCACCTAGATATATCTAACGGAGAAATCCATGTCTTTAACAAATGCATTTGAGACAAGTACGCTGAAGTATTTGTTGACCACCGACAGCGTAACGCGCCCTACAGCTTGGTACGTTGGCCTGTTTACATCTGACCCGACAGATACCGGCGCTGCTGGCACAGAGGTTTCTGGTAACGGCTACACCCGCAAAGTTGCCTCATTCACAGTAACTAACGATACCGCATCAAACTCTGCGTCAATTGAGTTTCCTGCGGCGAGCGGCGGCAACTGGGGAACGGTGGGCTGGATCGGCATTATGGACGCGTCTTCTGGCGGCAATATGATTATCCACTCTGCTTTGACAACCGCCAAAGCGATTAACGACGGCGATGTGTTCCGCATTCCTACGGGCGATCTTGACGTAACGGCGAGCTAATGGGCTTGCGCTCAACATATAACTCAGGGGTTTATGACTCTGGGTTATACGGCGAGCCTGAGACAACGCAGGGGGCTGCTTCTGCGTCTATTGGCGTTTCCGCGTCTGCGTCTGCCGTTACGATTGTAGACGGCGCAGCGTCCACAGCCATTGCATTTGCCGCATCGCAGCCAACTGGCGTGCGCGTTGTTGATGCGTCTGCAAGCATAAGCCTTGGCGGCATTGTTTCCGTCAGCGCGGTAAAATACGAGGTTATTCCCGGATTTAGACCGGGCTACGGGCTTAACACTTACGGATCGTATATTTACGGCAAAAACATTAGCATTGAAGAAGGTAGCGCCTCTGCGAATATTGCTTTTGCCGCGAGCGTTTCCGGCGGTGTTACGCGGAATGTTTCTGCTTCCACTGCGATTGCATTTTCTGCAACCGCAAACGGCGTTTACGATGTGGTGGCCTCAACTACCGCCGCTATTTCAATTTCGTCCGATATAGGGTATATCAGAATAAGGACTTTTGCGGTTTCCGACAATATTTCGTTTACGCCTGTCGTGAATGCTAGGTATAAGTGGGAAGACGCACCCGACCCGACAACCATATGGACAGAAGCATCTGATCCATCAACGACTTGGACAGAAGCAGACTATTTAGAGAGGGCCGCATAATGCCTACGACAACGACGAATTATTCTTGGAATAAGCCAACCGTAGGCGGCGACGAAGACGCTTGGGGTGGCTTTCTAAACGGCAACTGGGATGCTCTTGATACGTTGCTTGGCGGCGTTACAAACACTGAGTTTCAAATCCTTGATGGCGCAACTGTCACGACAGCAGAGCTTAATCTGCTAGACGGTGTTACAGCAACAACCGCAGAGCTTAATTACGTTGACGGTGTAACTTCTGCAATCCAAACGCAGCTTAATGCCAAGGTTGGCGCAACCTACACCGGCGATGTAGATATCACTGGCGAGCTAATCGTTGACAGCTACAACGAAACCTACGGCGCTGTTACATCAAGCTCCAACGCCACAACGGTAAATTGTGAGGCGGGCAACGCATTCAGTCACACGCTGACAGAAAACACCACGTTCACGTTCTCTAACCCACCAGCCAGCGGCACTGCGTATAGCTTTAGCCTTGAGATTATTCAGGATGCATCTGCTTCTGGGTTCACGGTCACTTGGCCTGCGGCTGTTGATTGGCCCGCTGCTACGGCACCAACACTGACAGCGACTGCCTCTGCGAAGGATGTTTTTGTGTTTTACACCCGTGACGGTGGAGCAAACTGGTACGGATTTACGGCTGGACAAGGGCTAGGATAAACGATGGCTACGAAGAAGAAGCTATTACAAGCGGCGGCTGGAAATGCTGGTGGTGCTGGCCTTGATGTAGATGAGGTGTTCAGCACATATTTGTATGATGGGACAAGTTCTGCTCAAACGATTACCAACGGCATTGACCTTGCTGGCGAAGGTGGTTTGGTTTGGATGAAGAATCGTACTTCTAGCTCTTATTCTCATGCACTTCAACATACCACTATAGCTAATGGAGGTTACCTTAGTTCAAACAATACTAATGCCTTTCAGGCGGCAGCAAACAACGGTATTTCTGCGTTTAATTCTAATGGGTTTACTTTTGATACAGGAAACTGGGAGGAGTTTAATAATTCCTCACATGACTACGCATCTTGGACATTCCGCAAAGCCCCTAAGTTTTTTGATGTGGTGACTTATACTGGGGATGGAACAAGTAACAGACAAATACCACATTCTATTGATGGGCCTGTGGGTTTTATCCTTATAAAAAGCACTTCCGGCACTGGCAACTGGTTAGCATGGCACAGAAGTGTTGATCCTGGTTATGGCATATTGGATTTAACTCTTGCGTTTACATCGGGTTCTAATGGCTTTTTAGATGCGGTTGCGGATACTTATTTTGAGACTTCTTGGCTTAATACATCTGGCGTATCCTACGTCGCCTACTTATTCGCACACAACAACAATGACGGTGAGTTCGGCCCTGATAGCGATCAAGACATTATCAAGTGTGGTAGTTATACTGGTGACGGTGGGGCGGGAACAACAGAAGTAGACCTTGGGTTTGAACCGCAATGGATACTAGTTAAAGCCTCCAGCGCAGCAGATAGCTGGTTTGTTATAGATAATATGCGTGGTTGGGCTACACATAACAACACAGCTAACGATGCATATCTTTTGCCAAACGCAACAAATGCTGAAAGTACAGGTGGCTTTTTAGATATAACTAGCACAGGCTTTAAGACAACACTTTATAGCAACGTCAATGTAAGTGGCAGAGACTACATCTACATAGCCATACGCCGTGGCCCTCTTGCTCCAGCTGAGACGGCGACTGAGCTGTTTGATGTTGTTACACGAACAGACAGCGGTTCAAATACTCAACACACTGTAGGGTTTGCCCCTGATGTTGTGCTTGATATGTCTCGTCCTTTATACAGTTTTAACTTTGTATATGATAGACTAAGAGGTGGCAAAAAGTATCTTGCTACAAATGCCACAAGTGCAGAAGGTACATTTGACTATATTACGTTTGATGATGAAACAGGGAAGTTTACTACTAAGACGCAAACGTCAGGTGGCATTACTTTTGTAGATTATGTATGGAAACGTGCGCCTAACTTCTTTGATGTCGTTGCTTATTCTGGTAATTATACAGCCAGAACAATAAACCACAATCTTGGTGCGGTGCCTGAGATGATGTGGGTAAAAAATCGCAGCGGTAATGCAGATTGGACTGTTTATCATAAAGACTTAGGCGCAACAAAATATATTGAGTTTAAAACTTATCCTGCCGCAACAAACTCAGCAAGATGGAACAATACAGCACCAACTTCAAGTGTTTTTACTTTAGGTGATCATGGAAATGTAAACGCTACTGGCGATGACTACATAGCCTACCTATTCGCAAGTCTAGCTGGCATATCCAAGGTCGGTTCAGTAACTCATTCTGGAACAACAAACGTGGACTGTGGCTTCTCCGCGGGCAGCCGCTTTGTGCTTCTGAAGCGCACTGATGCAACAGGCGATTGGTATATTTGGGATAGTACTAGAGGAATTGTATCAGGTAATGATCCGTATCTTCTGCTGAACACGACAGCGGCAGAAGTTACGAACACGGACTACATTGACCCGCTATCGTCAGGCTTCACGATTACCAGCAGCTTTACTGCTGGCGACTACATCTTCTACGCAATAGCGTAACTCAACTGACACAGGAGACTTTCAATCATGTCAGAATACCGCAACAGAACGACAGGCGAAGTTAAAACGCAGGGGCAATGGCGGGCAGCTAACCCCAATATGTCTTTGCCAAGGGTCTGGAAAGATGCAACGCTAGATGCACTAAACTTAGACCCAGTGCTGCGCAGCCCAGCGGCCACCACAACAGCATATCAAAGCTCAGTTCGTGATGGCGTTGAGCAGGATGCCAATGGCAACTGGGTAGAGAAATATGTTGCCCGTGACATGTTCCAAGACACCACTGAAGATGGCGTTACAACCACAAAAGCAGAGCATGAAGCGGCTTATCAGGCCACCTTGGATGCAGCAGAAGCAGAGCGTAATCGAACCAAGCGTGATGGTTTGCTGGCTCAAACAGATTACTTTGCGCTAACCGACGTAACGATGGATGCGCCGATGACAACCTACCGTCAGGCGCTGCGTGACATTACAGCCCACGCTAACTGGCCCAACTTGGCCGATGATGACTGGCCGACGAAGCCGTAAAGGGGGAGAAGGCACATGCCGTTGATCCCACTTAACATACCCGCAGGCCAATATCGTAACAGAACAACGGGCGAAGTAAAAACGCAGGGGCAATGGCGAGCCGCTAACCCCAACATGTCTTTGCCTCGCACATGGAAAGCTGCAACGCTAGATGCACTAAACTTAGACCCTGTGCTACGCAGCCCAGCGGCTACCACAGGCGCATATCAAAACTCTGTGCGTGATGGCGTTGAGCAAGATGCCAATGGCAACTGGGTAGAGAAGTACGTTGCCCGTGACATGTTTGCTGACACCACCGACGAAGATGGCGTCACGACAACCAAAGC